CAATTGAGTTTAAAGGACCAGCAGTAACTTAATAATTAAATTAACAGGGAGGGGTCATTCCCTCCCTCTTTTATAGGAAAAAACAATGACAGAACAAAAACAAAACGTATCACTAGCGAGTTTATTAACTCCAAGTAAAACAGTAACAGTTGATTACCCTACTTTAAATGGATTTTCAGTAGACTTATGTTACTTAGCAAGAGAAGAACTCATTAAACTTAGAAGTAGATGTGTATCTCAAAAATTAAACAGAAAAACAAGAGCTTTTGAAGAAACTCTTGATGAGGATAAATTTTTAACAGAATACTGTAAAGCAGTCATAAAAGGGTGGAAAGGACTCAAATATAAGTACTTAGAAGAGCTTCTATTAGTAGATATAAGTGGACAAGAACCTGAAGATGAATTAAAGTTCTCAGTAGAAAATGCAGAAACATTAATGAAAAATGGAGCTGACTTTGATACTTGGGTAACTGAAGTTACAGGCGACCTGGAAAATTTTACCAAGACCAAGTAACCCAAATACTTGGTTTATTAGACAAACAGTATAAAGAAGGTCAATTACCTCTGGACACATACTTAGAGATATGTGACCAAAAAGGTATAGAACCTGACCCAGATGAAATGCCACCAACTGTAGAAGATTATCCTTCTGAAGTTCAGGTGGCTTTTTTATTGCATAATTTATTGCCTGATAGATGGGAAGGAATGAGTGGATTTTATATGGGAAAAGACATGTCTGCTCTTGGAACTCTTTTAGATATATGGGAAGTTGAAGATAAAAAAACAGCTGTATATTTTATAAAACATATAGAACAAAGAAATTCAGAAATGATAAATAAAAAAGCACAACGAAAACAAAAAGCTTCCAGTGGTAAAGCAAAGGGCGGAATAAATTCTGCAAATATACAAAAGTAAATGGCAAAAACTATAAAAGGCGGAAGAATACTACTAGAATTAGATGATGGTAATACTATTGAATTATTCAGTAAAAAAACAAAAAAGGCAAAAAAAGACGTAGATAATCTTAGCAAATCTGAAGCTACTCTAAATCGTAATTTTAAGGGCGCATCTCAGCAGTCCTCCAATGCAACTAAAAACTTCTCAAAAATGTCTCAAGGCATTACAGGCGGACTTGTGCCTGCATATGCTACCCTAGCTGCTAATATATTTGCTATTGGAGCAGCTTTTAGATTTTTACAAAATGCTGCAGATTACAGAATACTAATCGAAGGACAGAAAGAATACGCCACAGTCACAGGCGAGTCTTTAGCTTTACTAACCTCTAGATTGCAGGAAGCTACAGGCCAACAATTAGCATTTTCTGAAGCAGCTCAAGCCGCCGCTATAGGAAGAGCAGCAGGTCTTAGCTCTGACCAAATAAGTAGATTAGGTAAAGTTGCAAAAAATGCTTCTATCGCTTTAGGCAGAGATTTAACAGACTCATTTAATAGATTAGTAAGAGGTGCAACAAAAGCAGAGCCAGAATTACTAGATGAATTAGGTATTATACTAAGATTAGAAACCGCTACTGAAAGATATGGGCAGGCCATAGGAAAAACAAAAGACGAATTAAGTACTTTTGAGAGAAGCCAAGCTGTAACAAATGAAGTTTTACGACAAGGTGAGGAAAAGTTTCAAGATTTTAGCACTGAATTAAATTCTTTTACAAAACTAGCAAAAGCATTTGATGATTTAATTAATAAACTAAAAGGCAGTTTAACAGGAGTAGCAGAATTTTTAGCGGGAGCACTATCAAAAAATGTTGTAGCCTTAGGAGGAGCCTTTGCCTTACTAGGAACTGGAATTGCTAGAGCAATATCACCTTCTATACCTAATATAGATGTAGGAAAAGCAGCAGGGAAAGCAAGTGAAAACGTAGGAAAGTTTTATACAGGAAAAAACGCATCAAAATTTGCAAGCGGTACAGCAGGGAAAGGAGATATTGCTAAGTTAGAAAGGTCTATGAATGCCAACAAATCAACAGTATTAAATTTTGAAAACTTTAGAAGAGTTGAAGCAACTAAAACGATAGCTATACTTAAGGCCAATAACCTACGTATGGAAGGGTAGCTATGCAAGAATGAAAGCAAATTTTATAGCAAATTTATATATTATGCAAGCAGAGCACGGCAAAGTAGTGGGACTAATGAAATTTGTAGGTGCAGGGCTTGCAAAATCTTTATCTTTTATTGGATATGCAGGTATGTTTCTTTCTTTAATTGGAGTAGTTTCAACTTTAATGGACAAATTTAAAGACCCTGCTTTGATTAAATTTGGAGAAGCACAAGATCGTATATTACAAGGCTTGCAGAAACAAAATGAAGAACTCGAAGAACTTCAAAATAATTTAAAAGATACTGCTGGATTTTTTGATGGATTAGTTCAATCCGCTTCTTTTTTAGCTAATTTTTCGTTTAAAGGCACTTCAGATGCTTTTATGAGTTTTAGTAAAATTATAGAGATGGAAGAAAAAGCTATTGAAGCAAGAAAAACTTCCAACACTGGAGGTGTTTTAGGAACACCCTTTATGGCAGGAGTAGACGAAATAAAGCTTAATACTAAAAAGCAGAATAACTCATTTACTGTTGACTTGAGTGATACCCAAGTAGATATTATAAATAATACAGTCAGTTCATTACAATTAATGCAAACGAAACTAGATGTTAATTCAGAGTCTTATGAGGATTTATCAAATAGAATTATGTCATTCACGGGTATATTACAGAGCGCAAAAGAGGGTCTGTCTGAAAAAGAATATCTAGAATTAGGGCAGGCTATACTTGAATTAGAGAATAATACTAGTAAAGCCCAAGAAACCTTCAACAAATTTGCAAATGCTAATCGTATAGTGAAAGATTCTGTAGTAGAGTATGGCAAGGCTCTCGCAGGCCTAAGAACTACTTCTGGTCCTTTAGGTATTCTTATGAAACAAGTAGAGACTATGGAAGATGCTTTTAAAGACATACTAGATAGTGATTTGAAAGACTTAACAGAGGAAAGTGCAAAAGACTTAATGAGTACTGCTCAAGAGTCAGCTATAAAAACAATGATAGGAAGTGATGCTTTTGCAAAAGCAGTAGCTGATGCACAAGGCAATAATGTAGAGGCACTTGCAAATATTAAACAGGCTCTTAAAGATAGAAAGAAAGAGTTATTAGAAGCAGCTAATGCTAGCTTTTTAGACCAAACAGGAATTAAACTTTTATCTCAAGCAGCTCAAATAGGAGCAACACCTCTACAAGCAAAAACCCTTCAAAACTTAGAAAAACAACGTGAAATTGAAAGACAAATAACAGCCGCAAAAGAGTTGGCATATACTTTTCAACTTGCAGGTTCTGAAGTAGATAAAGTTGCACAAGCACAAAATGACCAAAATTTATTAAACTTACAATTTCAGTTAGAGCTAATAAGGCTGCAAAAGGATGAAATGTATTTATTAGGTAAAGCAGCGAGAAGTGCATTTGAAGGGGGAATGAGTACTGCAATAGATGATTTATTAACAGGAAAAGAAAGTAGTTTAAAAGACTCAATGGCAAAATTAGCAAAAGGAGTATTCGAAGGAATTTCTAAACAATTATCAAGTAGAATGTCTGAAAGTATCTCCAACTTTTTATTTGGAGATAATAAATTAAAACCATATGAACAAGGAGCTATGATAATTGAGCAAGCACATATTAATGGAATAACAGCAGGTATGAGGGGTTCTTCACTATCTGGAAATGCTTATCAAACAGAAGAAAATTCTGAGGGTGGAGGAATGGCCAGATTAATGAACATTGCTGCAGGTATGTTTGGATTTGCAAAAGGCGGTATTACGCCAGCTTACGCAGCAAGCGGTGGAGTATTCTCAGGCTCAAAAGCAGGATATCCAGCAGTTCTTCATGGAAATGAAGCAGTTGTTCCTCTACCAGATGGAAAGTCGATTCCAGTCAGCGGGGGAATGGGAGGCAACATTACTGTAAATGTAAGTGCAAATGGAAGCTCCTCTAGCACTTCTGACTCAGGAGATATGTATGAAATGGGAAGAACAATAGCACAAGCAGTACAAAATGAAATTGAAAAACAACAACGACCAGGCGGACAATTAAGTCCTTATTAATATATTATGGCAATCGGATTCAATGTAGGAGGCTCTTTAGGGACTGTAGTACCCGACAAAGGTTTAAGCATCACAAACAAACCAAAAATTTTATTAGCATCTTTTGGAGATGGCTATGAGCATAGACTTGCAGATGGAATAAATAATACTCCACAGGTTTTTTCTCTTTCTTTTGCAAATAGACCCAAAGCAGAGATAGATGATATAGTTAATTTTTTTGAGTCAAAAGGGGCAGTAACTTCTTTTGATTATGTAGTGTCTGATTCTAATTCGGGGGGAAATGAAAGAACTATAAGAGTAGTTTGTTCTAATTGGTCCCAAACTTGGTCATACGATAATTTTTATAGCTTAACAGCACAATTTAGGAGAGTCTACGAGTCATGAGTACGAATAGTCTTATACAAGATTTACAAAAACAATCCTCAGGTTCCAGTTTAGTAGAGCTTTTTGAACTTGAAAAATACGATGGATCTTTTGCTTATATAACTCCAGGAGAGGATTCCGATGGCTCTTCTTTGCAATTGTACGACTATGCAGATAATTCTACATTGAGAACCTATGCACCTTATCCAGTTACTGCTGATGGCTTCGATATAAAAATTACTGGAGCAATAGCGAGACCTGTATGTACTTTTTCAAATGTAGGCAGTAATTTTACTACTCTTATTGGAACCTCTGATATTGATAGTTTATTGGGTAAAAAATTTATAAGAAGATTAACTTTAAAAAAATATTTAGCAAATGAACCCGGGGATACTGGGTCTGGAGTACAGTCAATAGAGTTTGTTCGTCAAGTTTGGACTATTGCAAAAGTAACAGATAGAGATTCAAGTAGTTTAATTTTTGAACTTGCTTCTCCTTTTGATTTGCAAGGAGTTAAGATTCCTGCAAGGCAGATAGTAGCTAATGCTTGTCCTTGGGAGTACGCAGGTGCAAGTCCTGATCTAACAACTTCTCAAAAGTGCGGAGGATGTACTTGGCATAGAAAAGGTGACTTTAATATATATCAAACAACTCCAATTACTTTAAAAGTATATGCAACAATTGATGATGAATATATATTTAGTTCTTCTTTAAGCTATACTAATTATACAACAGCTTCTGGAAGCACTTCTTTTTCTGTAGATAGTTATATTAAAACAACAGGAGAAAGTGCAAAAAGAATAAGTAATACTGGAATTGTTTCAGCTGTAACAGATATAGTAAGGTATTGGATAGTAAATACTACAGATACTAAAGATAATTTGGGGAGTCCTACTGATAGTAATGCTAAGTTTGATGCTGTAAGAGTTTATGAGACTTACAATGCTTCTACTACTTATAAAGCCTATACAGATGATAGATTAAATGAGATGGTACAGTATGACGGTTTTATATGGGTAGTTAAAAAAGAATCCACAGGAAATACTCCTGGATTTAATGAATATTGGAAAAGAGGAGATGAATGCGGCAAAAGACTCAGTTCTTGCGGTAAAAGATTCGGCTTCAATGCTGTAGATAAAACAAGTACTACTTCAAGAGCAAAAGCTTCAGTTAATAGCTATCCTCAATTACCTTTTGGAGGTTTTCCAGGGTCAAAGAATTTTGAATAAGTTTTTAAAAGAAATATTCTCTCACGCAGAGAAAGAGGCTCCACGTGAGATGTGCGGGTTAATAATAGAACAGAACAACGAAGAAAAATGGATTCCTTGTGAAAATAAATTTTTGGGAGAAAATCAATTTGAAATTGACGCAAAAGTTTTCGCAAAGTATCAATTAATTTCTAAAATAAAATATGTAGTCCATAGTCACTATATGCAGAATTGTAAACCAAGTCAGCATGATAAAGATGTTGCAAAAGTTTTGGGTATACCATTTTTAATTGTATCATACCCGGAAAAAGGAGTTGAAATTTATGACCCACGTTAAGTTAATGGGAGAAATAGGAGAAAAGTTTGGAGCAGAATGGGATATGAATGTATCTAATTTTCGTGATATGTTTCGTCTAATAGATTGTCAAACAGAAGGATTCGGAAAATATTTAGTAGATTGTGCAAATAAAGGAATTAATTTTACTATACAAAATGGAGAAGACTTAGTAGATGGTACGCTTGATGCTATGATTGCGCCAGTAAAAGATACGGTAATTATAACTCCAATAGCTGCAGGTGCTGGTGCAAGTGATGTATTTAAAGTAATTATTGGAGCAATCTTAATTTACTATGGAGCAGGTTTTATTGAGAGCATGTTCGCAGGAGCAGAGGGAGCAGCAGCTGCAGAAGCAGCCGCAGCCGCGGAAGCAGGAACAGCAGCAACAGCAGCAGGAGATGCAGCCGCTTTTGCTGAGTCACAACAAGCTTTACAAGCTGCTGGACAAAAAGCAGAAATGTTAAGCAAGGCAAAAATAGCTGCAACAAGAGGAATACAAGGACTTGGAACTACATTAGGAATGGAAGGAGTTACAGGATATCTAACACCAGATTCT